CATGTACGCTGCAGATCTTCATCATGTTTCCACAAATACCATCCATTCCAGCCGTCATACTTTCTGTCATTCCTGTAATCTTCCAGGAACGCGAGCCGCTCCTTATCATTTTTAAATTTTTGCATTTTCAATCTCCTCTCGTCCTTCGCGCGTTTCATCCTGTCTGCGGTGCGGACGGTGGGTGTGCCTTAGCACCCACCCTCCCGTCTGCACCCGGATGGGTACGTACGCAGGTACGGACACACTATGTATATACATACATCGTCCGTCCCTACCCTCGTCCCTATACGGACGGACGTAAAACGCCACGTGCGTCCGTACTACGGACGGACGTGTTTTTAACGTGTGTCCGTAGTTTTGGCAGATAGGGACGGACGCGTTTTAAACGTGTGTCCCTATGCGGACGGACGCATGTCCACACGTGCGTCCCTATCTCTTAAGAAAACTCGTCCCTATACGGACGGACGTAAAACGCCACGTGCGTCCCTATCCCTCTGTTTCATCTTTTTTGGCGTCTTTTCGCCTCAAATACAACTTCTGATCTTCAGGATTCTGGAAAGTTTCGAACCGTTTCTTGTATTCCGATCTTGATCTTTTCCCCTTCCCGAACCATCTTTTTATTGTGTCAGGGTCTACCCCAATCTGCTCCGCAAGATCGATTGCCGAGGCGGCTCCGTCTTCATTTACAAGCTCTTCAAAGGCAATTTCGATCTGGTTGATTGCGTCTGTTTTCTCTTTTTCGGCCTTCTTTTTCCTGGCGTTAATCATCTTCTGATAGCCGCTTTCCTCGACTTCGGGCTCGATATCTGAGAGCGTTCCGGACTCATCCGCGACATGGATCGGGTACCGGAACCAGCAGTTCACGGGATCGAATTTTGCGAATTCTCGGAGGGTTCCCTCCAGCCTCCAGGCGGTCATAGACCGTGCCCTGATAGCTGCTTCTGCGATTTGTTTCTCAAAAATATCTGTCTTCCATTTACTGTTTCCAATGGCATTCCGGCAGTATTCAGTAACTTTGGAAGCCATCAGAAGGTCGTCCTGCGACAGTTCTTCGGTCCAGTTCCTGTCGGTCACATGGGCTTCCAGGAACTGTCTGCAGGCCGTACAGACGGCTTTGTTTATCTCCTGATCGATGGTGGCAGGGGGCAGGTCCAGCTCGATCATGTCGATCATTGCGTCCGGATCACGGGCAAAAACGCCGCTCCCGGAGGCTCTGTCCATGGACCTTTTGCCGCCCTGCGCACCTTTCGAATGGTGATGGCAGTAGATTGTAGCGGCCTTAAGCTCCGTGCAGACCTTGTCAAACTGGTTGCAGAATTTGGCCATCTGGTCAGCGCTGTTCTCGTCGCCGGTGATGACCTTGTAGATTGGGTCCACGATGACTGCCTTGTAACCTTTATCCTTGGCCCGCCTAATCAGCTTCGGGGCCAGCTTGTCCATAGGGATGCTGCGTCCCCTGAGATTCCAGATATCGATGTTGGAAATGCCTCTCCCGCGTATCCCCAAGGCGCTGTAAACGTCCTTGAATCGGTGCAGGCACGAGGCTCTGTCGAGTTCCAGGTTGATGTACAGGACACGTCCCTGACGGCATTTGAAGCCATGCCAGCGCCCGCCTTCGGCGATCGCTATGGCAAGCTCGATAAGGTCGAAGGACTTACCTGCCTTGGAAGGGCCCGCAATCAACATCTTATGTCCTTCCCGGAGGACTCCCTCGATCAGCTCCGGAGCAAGCTCCGGGAGGTCATTCCATTCGGTGATCAATTCCTCAAAATCAGGCAGATCATCGTTAACAGCTTCCGTCCATTCCTTCCACTCGTCCCACGACTTGCAGCCGATATTTGTATCAACAATAAATTGTCGTTTCTCTCCTCTTTGGCATCCGGGAAGGCGTGACAGCCTCGAAGGGTTACGGTTCTGGGTGTCGATGACCATGCCGTTCTTTCTGCAGATGTCATACAGGTAATTGACACGGCTCTGGTATTCCTTGATATCATCGGCATCGATCCTGACGATTGCATGCAGGGACTTTCCGCCCGAGTGTACAAGGACCGCAACAGGGAGATTCAGCTGCCGGATGATGCCGTTCTGGGCTTCGATATCCATGGTATCTGACTCGACCAGGGCATACCGGAAATCAATGACATTCTCGTTGTTGACCCCGTGGCCGTCCAGTGGATTGAAGCGGATCCATGCGCCGGCAGCCTCGTTGTACTGGCCGATTACATCCTTAAGCGTCTTTCCTTCCTTCTTTGCTTTCCTCAGTTCCTGGAGCATGTCACCGACCTTGGTCGTGTAAATGCCCTTGTTCGCGGGCACCCACTTCATCCGGCCTTCCTTGTCAGGCTTCTCAAAGCTGGAAGCCACATAGCCGAAGACTTCATCTGGAGAAAACAGCGTCTCAAGATAGCGCGACAGCTCCGTGATGGGATTCCAGTCTTTCGGCTCTTCTATCTCACGATGTTCTGCCCAGCCTTCGCCCACGATCCTGTCTGACGGCGCCTCGTATGAGATGGAGCTGTTCAGGTCGATCTCGTCATAGTCGTCGTCCCTTACCGGCGTCCATCCCTGCTGGACAGCAAAGTGATAAATCGTACCGCCTGTCACGCCCTCATCCCTGCGGAAAGAACGCCATTTTTTTGCACATTCACCCTCGTGGTACCTTCCGTAATCTCTCCGGCTCCACGAGTCCCACAGGTCGCAGGAATAGCCTTCCAGTTTGAGAGCCATGCCGACATCTGCCCACTCCTGATAACTTAGGAGTCCCGGATCAACATGTGTAAGTATTTCTTCAAGATTTAATCTTTCATCCATTACTTATTTACCAAAATCCGCTTGCCTGCGGGATGTCGGCCGGTGGGATGTATGTCCTTGGATTCAAATCCCTTGGAGTCCTCCATCCATTCGCCGCGATACGGTCAATTAGTTTACGGGCCTGCTCAAAGCTCCATGTGCCGACGTTCTGGAAGCCCCTCATTTCCAGTTGCTTAATTTGTTTCGGGGTTGCCAGGCCTTGAATCTTCCTCTGATGCAGAGTATCCAGTAACTTGTCTGCCTGCCCGGATGTCTCCACACTGTCAGCTTTTATACCAAGCTTTTCGAGGCTGTCCTTCTGGCTCTGTGACGGAGCCTGTGCCTCAGGCCCGAATATTGGTTTATAGTTAGCCAGGTCGAGCGCTTCGATGCTCATGGCATACTGCAGAGGATCCACAAGGCGGCTCTTCTTTCTGCGCTGGGCTGCGAGCTGTGCCGCAAGGGCTTCCTCACGCTCCTGCACAACCTCTTCGGTTGCTTTCTTTTCAGCTTCCTCGATGTCCTCCGGATTACCGGCATTCTCTTCCATGTCTTTTGTCATGCGCCTGGCAATGTCTTCATCCTCGCAGATCAGGGATGCAGGGTGGCACAGCTCGTGCCGTTCTGTCATCCAGAGGAAATCGATCAGGAGCAGGTGATCCTTGCCGGTCTCTGGAGAAAGCCTGGTCCCGCGTCCTACCATTTGTGCATACAGCGGCCTTGATTTTGTCGGCCTGAGCACGATGATGCAGTCCACTGCCGGGCAGTCATATCCTTCTGTCAGGAGCATGGAATTGCAGAGGACATTGTATTTTCCATCTTCGAAGTCCTGCAGGATCTCTGCCCGGTCCTCGCTGGAGCCGTTGACTTCTGCAGCCACAAAGCCCCGCTCGTTGAGGATCCCCATGAATTTTTGACTTGTTGCAATCAGAGGAAGGAATACAATGGTTTTTCTGTCCATGCAGTACTTCACCATCTCGTCAGCGATCTGGTACAGGTACGGGTCAAGTGCTGTTCCGATCTCGCCTACTTTGAAGTCGCCTGCGCTGATACCGACCATGGAAATGTCGATCTTGAGCGGAACGGTCAGAGCTTTGATGGGTACCAGATACCCGCTCTTGATCGCCTGGGGCATCGTGTATTCAAATGCCAGGGAATCAAAATAACTCCCGAGATTTTTCAGATCAGCCCTGTCTGGTGTAGCTGTCACGCCAAGAACATAAGAATCATTGAAGTGCTGAAGCACACGCTGATAGCTGTCTGATACACAATGGTGTGCTTCATCAATGACGATCACGTCAAAATAATCCTGTTTGAATTTATTCAGCCTGCGCTCATGCATCAGTGTCTGCACAGATCCGACGATGATGCGGTACCACTGTCCCAGACATGTCTCGCCGGCCTTCTCCACACTGCACTGCAGGCCTGTTGATTTATAGATCTTATCTGCAGCCTGTTCAAGCAGCTCACCCCTGTGGGCCATGATCAGGACTCTCTTTCCACGCCGGACGCACTCTTCGGCGATCTTCGAGAACACGATGGTCTTGCCTGTCCCTGTAGGAAGGACCAGGAGCGTCTTTTTGACGCCCCCGTCCCATTCTGAGAACACTCGCTCAAAGGCTTCCTGCTGATAAGGCCGCAGATTCATGCCGCCCACTTAGAAACCTCCGTTCCACCCGGCGCCGGTAGCAGCAGGTTTCTTCTCGTAGTATTTGCCGATATTTTTGTACGGCGTTCCGTCCTGGCGTTTGCGCTTCTTGTCTTCCACATAGGAAAACCTGACGCGCAGACCGGGCATCTCCTGGATCGCTCTGCCGAGGTTCTGCAGGGGCTCGCCCTTCTTTTTCTGGCCGGTCCCGAGGAAGAACTGCGACAGCTTCCATTCCATATTCTTCACGAGGACGATGTTGTCCCGGAGCTGTACCTCCTGACCGCCGGCGTCCACGTTGATGTATACAGTCAGCATCTTCTTGCCGTTATAGTTCTCGTTGTCCCAGTCGCAGGTGCCGATCTCATAGTGATCGATGATACCTTCATAGTCACCGACAGGGATATCTGTAAACTGTGATTCCTGTTCGATGCTTCCATTGAGATCAAGTTCTTCGTAATCGCTGTAGTTGTTGTAATCTGCCATGTCTGTTAATTTCCTTTCTGACGAAAAATGAGGGTTTACTTAAACTCGTATGCCTGTTTCTGCCTGATCTCCATGATGGAGGTCTTCACCTGATCCCAGTAACCAATGCACCATCCGTCGATGAACTCCGGAGGATAGTCTGCGACAGGCATGTCTGCAGGGAAGTACCCCTTCGCGCCGACAAGATCTTTGATCTCCCACTCATTGATCTGGGAAGCGATCATGAGGTCGCGGAGCTTCTTGGGGATCCTCATATCGGGCTCCTGGTATCCGGCACCTGCAGTTTTGGTGGAATCTGAGGTCTTAACGTTTTCTTTTGCCTTGTTCTGGATCATGCCCCGATATACATCTTCGGTGATAGGGATTCCATCTTTTGCAATCTCAGGGGGGATCAGTTCCCCTTTGAGGAATTCGTACACATCCCCGCCAACTCGATACCAGGACTTTTCGTGTGCTGTCCATCCTTTAAATTCTTCTATGTTAGAATCTGCCGTGATCGGATTTTCATCTTCGATGGACTTAGCTTTGGCTGCTGTCTTTGTAGTTGCTTTTGGCTTTGTTTCTGCAACAGGTGTTGGAGTGGCAGGAACTGACGTTTTCTGTTCCGGCGCCGACGCCTGGATGATATGAGCGATCTCTTTGAAGTCAAGAGGCAGCTCGTCCGGGAGGCCGAAGCGGTTCTTTGCATCCCAGAAGGGTGTATGAGTCGTGTACATGACCCTGCGGCCTCCCTGCGCCTTATTCTTCCCTTTGGTCTGGCCCTTGCCATCAACATTTACGATGACGGTCTTGTAATTCAGGAAGAACACTGCATCAGCCCACTCCCGGATCATAGGCGCGACCTTCTTGCTGGTCTTCATTTCCCAGTGGTCATAAGCCCCCATTTCTTCCGGCAGTTCCACCTTGCGGAGAGTAGCATGGGCGGTAATCACGACATTGACGCCGGCATTCACACAGCCCTGCAGGATGTTCAGAAGCTTGCCGAACTCTTCTGCAGAGTAGGTATAGCCTTTACCGTAACCAGCGCCCTCGAGGCCGTCCCAGCCTTTCTTTTTGCAGAGATCATCGATCTCCATCTGCTCTGCCCAGTCTGCGGTATCAATGACCAGAGTACCGACTTCTCCGGGATTCTGCCGTACCCAGTCGGCCTGATCCTTGATCATCTGCCACGATGACGGCTTTTCAAATCTTGCTACGTCCATATGGGCCGTAGAATCTTCTGTATCGATGAAGACCGCGCCAGGGAACTGGGCAGCCAGTGTTGACTTGCCGATGCCTTCCGGCCCATACAGGACGATCTTGAGCGCTTTCTTAACGCGCCCTCTTGTGATTTTCATTTAAAGCTCCTTTCTTTTTTGCTTCCCGATATGTTTCTTTCAGGAAGAACTCGACATACATGTTTACAATTTTTGTGTCCCTGAGGCCTACCCGTACCACCTCCGGATTATGAAGAGGGTCATGGCATGTGTATGCCCTGCAGATGCCAGGCCTGATGGAATAGATCATGCATCTGTGGCTGTCTGTGTTAAGTAAAAACGGGCACTCGTTGTGGACGGTAGGCTTTGCCCATGGTCCTTTTACGAAGAGTGACTTTGCCGGGTGCAGGTTGTGCTTTTTGACATAGCGCTTTATGGTCACTCTCTCGACATCTGTAAGTGGGAGATAATTTCCGCAGCAGTTCCCGCAGTCCCGGCACTTTCCATTGTCGGTGAAGTCGATAACGTCGGGAGGACCGGAGCGGTGATGGATCCTGTCCTGCATTTTGTCCCCGCTGATCAGCGAGTATTCCTGCTCAATTCTCAAAATCCCATCCCTGCCTTCCATCCGGTGGCCTGTGCCTTTTTCTCCTCATCGTGGCGCTCCTCGGTGTAGCCGTCGGTGATGATAATGGAGCACTCGTCTCCGGTGCTGACTCTGGTGGCGATTGCCTGCAGGCCTTCCTCTTCGAGCCACTGACCGAACTCCTT